ACGGGTCCGACGTCAAACAGGCCGTCGAAGTCGACGATCTCGCGGAGTTGGCGGCCGTCGGCCATCCGCGTCCACTTCTCGCCGGCACCCTTCACCTTGAAGGCGAAGGACGATCCTCGGACGTCGCCACGCTCAATAGCCTCCACGACGTCAGCGCGGCTTTCAGGAGCGTCGATCTCGTAGCGCAGACCACGCTCGTCGACGGAGAGACGAAGAGTTCCGGCTGACTCTCGGCCAAGGAGGAACATCGGCTCATGGTTGTAGAGGGCGACGACGTCGGTGCCTCGCTTGATGACATTGTCAAACGCTCCTGGAAGAATCCGCTCCACAAAGCCACCCAGATCCTGGCTGTCGCTCTGGAACAAGGCCGCATAGCCGCGGATCACGGTCTTCTTCTTGCCGGTCTTGTCGCAGAGGCAGCGCTCGATGGCCGTGTCGGCCTCGATCAGCCGTCGCTCAACGTCTTCTCGACTCTGTCCGTCCATGTCTCAAGAACCTCCTCATAGGGCCTGCCGCTGCGGTGGCATTCCAGCAGCAGATCGCGTGTCTCGTTCATCCAGCCGGCTGCAAACTCGTCAATTTGCAGCCCAGTAGCCTTTGCGGCGTCGCACAGATCCGTCCGCATCCGCTTCTCATGCGACTCCAGCCATGCGGCCAGTTTGGCGGGCTTCGTTCGCCGTTCGCGAATCCCGTCCGCCTCGATCGCCGCCAGTTTCCGCAAGGTCTGCTTGAACAGGACGCCGGCGGCCGACCGGGCGGCATCCATTGCCGGCTCCTCGGCGACGACCGGGGCCTCTTCAGCCGGCGGCGGCTCCTCTGCCGGGGGCGTCTCTTCGGGCGGAGGCTGGACGACGAACGACTCCAGCAGCGCCATGTTGACCTGCACGAACCGCTTGTCGCCGTGTTCGATCGGGTTCATGCCTTCGGCGGCCCGGATCTCGTTGATCGACAGAACGCCCAGGTTCCAGAGTTCCCGGAAATACTGGGCGCGGCCGGCGTTGTCGCCGCGGAGCAGGCCGCGAACGTCGAACTCGGCAAAGTAGTTGTCGTCGTCAGCAATGAGGTCGCGGCGAACGGCGCCCTCCCAGCGTCGCAGCCACGGGACCAGGGTGAACGTGACGAAATCCAGCCCCTGCTGCTCGACCGAGGAATACGAACTCTTCGTCAAGTCGCCGATCATGTAGACCGGCACGCGGTAGGCGCGGGCGATGTCCTCGACTTGGTAGCGCCGGGTCTCAATGAGTTGACTCGACTCGTTGGTCCCGGAGAGTTCCTTGAGTTTGATGCCGTGCGGAAGGACCGCCGTCTTGCTGCTGTTCTGCGGGCCGCGGCCGTGAATGTCGTCCCAGGACTGCCGCAGCCGCTGTGCCGTCTCGGGCTTGAGCGGCTGATCGGACTCCAACACAATCCCCGGCTTCGCGCCGTTTCCAAAATATGCACCACTGTGTAGTTCTGTAGCCCTTGCGAGGGCGATGGCTTCACGGGAGAGTGTCGTGGGGATGTAGCAGTTGACGCCGTCCTGCGTCATCCACGGGATCCGGAAGATCTGATCCTGCGAGTAGATGGTCGGAGTGGCCTTGTCTGGCTCCTGGTAGAGAAACCGGAGCCGGCCGTTCTTGATCCGCTCGACCGTCATGCGGCTGGGGTGAAGCGGCCACAGTTCCGTCACGGATCCCAGCCGGCCTGGGCGGATCTCGGCGTAGGCCGCACCCCAGAGCATACACCAGGACTGCATCAGTTCCCGGAACTCGAAACTCGTCATCCACGAGTTAGGCTGCTCCGACAGAACCTTGTGCAGCGGCATCCCGTCGGCGATCTCTTTGCCGCCGGCAATCAGCCGGCGGTAGAGCGAGAACGGGAGCGAGGCCACCGACTCGGATACCACCCGGACGCAGGCGAGTACCGCGCTGCACTGCAGGGACGTTTCCGGCGAAACGTAGATGCCGGCGACCGTCTTCTTGCTCTCGGAGATTTCCTCGAACACGCGGGAAATGCCGCTGCGGACTTCGAGGATGTCGTCGATGACGGAAGACTCTGATTCCACTACAGCACCAGGATTTCGGGTTCTACCTGCGGCCCGTGAACTTCGCCGCTGGCAAGAGAGAGGGCCATGCAGAGGGCGACGACTCCGTCGATGCGGCCGATGTCGTGAGACGACTTTTTGACGGGCTTGATGAGACCTTCGTCATTCGTCTTCACTTGCACGTTGCTGGCCTGCCACATCAAGACCGGGTTTCCGCCGTGCCGGAGCCTGCCGGAAGTCACGAGGTTTTCGAGCAGGCGAGTCGGCGCATTCATTGGGCCAAAACCCTGGCCGAATGGGTGTACGGTGACGCCCTCGGCCGAGAGTTGTGTCATGAGGTGGACCGCGTTCCAGCGGTCCACCGCCACTCCCTTGACCCAATTTTTCTCACAAAACTCGAGAATGTAATCCCGAATTTCGTCGTAATCCGTTATGTCTCCATCAGTTAGTCTAACAAAACCGTCCTTGACCCATGAGCCATACGGCACCCTGTCGGCCTTCTCTCGCTTGCTGGCGTTGTCGCCTGGGATCCAGAACGTCGCCTGCACATCGACGCTGCCGTCTTCGTCAGGCCAGATGGCCACGAACGCCGTCGTGTCGTATGTGCTGGCAAGGTCGAGGCCGCAGTAGCACGGGCGGCCCGCCGGCGACCTGATCGGCGCGCTGCAGGCCTCAAAGGCGCCGTGCCTGAAGAACTTCTCTTCCGAGGCCGTCCATTGGTTCAAATGGAGCCGGCGAAAGGTCATTTCGTCGCTGGTTGACTCCCTGGCCTTGGCCGACATCTGCGCGAAGTAGTCCTCTTTGATGGTCACGCCGAAGTTCGGGTTGGCGGCGCGCCATGTCGCTGGATCAAATGGGTCGGCATCCTGCCCGGCCGCGTAGATGCAGGGCAGAAACGTCTCGTCGACGAGGAGGCCGTCGCGAATCTTCTCGGCCCGCTCCCAGGCCTTGAAGCACGGCGACTGCCGGTCGTAGCCGGCCGTCGTCAAAAAAATGGTCAGCGGCTGTCGCCTGGCGCCGGTGGCCGTCTCTAGGACGTCGACCAATTCCCGGTCTTTCTGGACATGATATTCGTCCACCAGGATGCACGACGGGTTGTAGCCGTGCTTGGTCGCCGCCTCGCTGGAAATGGTCTTCATGACCGCGTTGGTGCCTGGGACAGCGATGCTGTTCCGGTACAACTTGCAGCGGGAAAGCAGCGTTTCGTTGCTCTCGACCATCTGCTTGGCGGCGTCATGCAGCAGGGCCGCCTGCTGGCGGTCGCCGGCCGCGACGATCACTTCTGCGCCAATGTCGTCGCAGAACAGCATATACAGCCCGATGGCTGCACAGAGTTGAGTCTTCCCATTTTTGCGCGGAATCGCGAGCAGGCTCGACCTGTACTGACGTAGGCCGTCCGGGCGGCGCGTGTTGAACAACTTGTGCAGGTACTCGGCCTGCCAAGGGAACAGTTCAAACGGCTTGCCGGCGAACTCGCCGCGCGTATGCCGCAGGCAGGAAATGAAGTCGCGTATGTCAACCACCGGCCAGCAGCGCCTGCATCGGGTCTGCCGACTTGGCCTGACGGTCGATGACGGCCATTCCTAGGCGCGTCCGGTCGGCCGGCGTGAAGCCGAGGACCGACTCAAGTTGCCGCAACTGCTCGTGACAGGCTGCCGACTGCGCAAAGAACGGGGAAGGCTTCGCTGCCTTCTCCTCGCCCTGGCGGCCCGTCATGGCGTGAAAATGAATCGCGGACTTGGCCAGTTCCTCCTCGGCCGAATACCAGCGGTCCAGCGTGACGGCGTACCGGAGGACGGCGTGCTTGTCCGTCTTCGCTAGTACGCCCATCGAATCCAGGTGCCGGCAGGCCTCGCGGAAGAACTCTCCGGCTCGCTCGCGGACGAACTCCGGTGGTTCCGGCAGTTTGTCGTAGAACTCGCCCAGTTCCTCACGGTGGTCGGCCCGCCACGAACCCTTCAGGGCTAGAACGTGCTTCGGCTGCGGGGGCGGTCCTCGGCGCATTGACAATGCTCCTACTATCCCTAGGATACAGAAACACAAAAGCCGGCGCGGGCAGTCCGCGGAACCGGGGGAGTTTCATTCGCATGATTTCGGCCGACGCTCGCTGGGGTCTTTTTTTCTCAAACCCGTGATCGGGTGCGAGGCGTTGGCGTGCGGTCTGCCGAGGGGGCCGGCCAACTCCCCCGGCCCCCCCTCCCCCCGCCGGAATTCCCAAGCCCCGCGAAACGCCGGCCCCAGGCCCGAGGATCCTGCTGGCCACGCTGGCCACGCTGGCCACGCCGGCCACGCCGGCCCCAGGCCCGAGGATCCTGCCGGCCACGCTGGCCCGAGGATCACGCTGGCCACGCTGGCCACGCCGGCCACGCTGGCCACGCCGGCCCCAGGCCCGAGGATCCTGCCGGCAACGCTGGCCCGAGGATCACGCCGGCCACGCTGGCCACGCTGGCCCCAGGCCCGAGGATCCTGCCGGCCACGCCGGCCCGAGGATCACGCCGGCCACGCCGGCCCGAGGATCCTGCCGGCCACGCCGGCCCGAGGATCACGCCGGCCACGCCGGCCCGAGGATCCCGCCGGCCACGCCGGCCACGCTGGCCCCAGGCCCGAGGATCCTGCCGGCCACGCCGGCCCGAGGATCACGCTGGCCACGCCGGCCCCAGGCCCGAGGATCCTGCCGGCCACGCCGGCCCGAGGATCACGCTGGCCACGCCGGCCCCAGGCCCGAGGATCCTGCCGGCCACGCCGGCCCGAGGATCCCGCCGGCCACGCCGGCCACGGATCCGATCGCCGGCGTGTACGTCAAACCGCCGGCCACGTTGACGTACAGGGACCGGCCCCAGGGCCGGGGATCACGCCGGCCGCGGATCCGATCGCCGGCGTGTACGTCAAACCGTCGGCCACGTTGACGTACAGAAACGCCAAAGGGCCGCCGATCCGGCTGGCGGATCGGCGGCCCCGGCTGGTCAACGGTCAACGGTCAACGACGCAGCGCGTCGATCCGCGGCACGATTTTGATGCCGGCCGCCCTGCAGATTGCCAAACACTCGCCGTGCGATTGGCAACCGATCCCGAAATCCGTCATTCCGCCGACGCCCTCGTCGGAGATCCAGAATCGCGGCCCCGGCTGGCGGGCCAGCCATCGCAGCGCCGGCCCGTCAATCAAATTGTCCTGCCCCGGCAGCGCTTCGAGGACCGTTTCAAGGGCCGCGGCCCGGCCACGGTC